CTGATATTGCTCTTTTTTGTACCTGATTTCATCATCAAACACTTTATTTTGAGCTTTCAGGTAGGCTCTATTCTCAACATCCCTGCGAGCCTGAAACGTACTACTTTCATCAGAGGTTAAACCGCTTTTACCGGCTTCTTTTCGTGCCTTTACAAGTTCTTTCTCCTCTTTGTCTATTGCGGCTAAATTGGTTTTATGCTGTAGATCCAGCATTGCCCTACGTTTCTCGTGTCCATCTTCCATGATCTCAATTCGTGCCTGCTCTAAACGGATCTGTGACTGATAGGACTTTTCATTTAACTGTGATTCTGCATTCTCTGTTTTAGAGGTGCGTTTTGGCAGTTTTTTCTCCAGTGCATCAATAGTGTTTGAGAGTTCTTTATATCGCTTGCTGTTAATTACAACCTCGGAACGCTCATCTTTAAGCTGCTTGATACGTGTTTCAATTCCAGCCTCGGTGTTAAGATCAGCCTCTTTGCCTGATATGGCATTTTGCACATCAGAGAGCACACCCATCAGCTCATTGAGCTTGCTGTTATCCGTTTCTACCTTAATAGTTTTGGAGTTGATAGTATCTATTTCACTGTTGGTATCTCTAACTATTTTATCTAATTCAGCGAGCGACATGCTTAAATAATCAACCTGCTCAGTTCCGGGAATATCTCCAGCTGTGGAAATGAACTGATTCATAGATTCATTCAAGCTATTAGTGTTGTTTTCCAGCTGATTTGTACTTTCAACTATACTTGATAGATACTTAGTTATGTTTGAGGTGAACGCTTCCATATCCCTGTCGGATGCTCCGGATGCTGCTTGAACTGAATCGGCTATCCTGTTTACAGTGTCCTCAAAGGCTTTAGTGTAGGCTTCACCGGTTAGATTTTTAAGGTTTTCAGTTGCTTCAACGGCTTGCAACTCTATCATATCATAGATAGCATCATTCATATCCCTGATAGATTGAACGGATCTCCAGTAACCCTGTCCGGTATATTCGTTATACTCGTAATCACGCAATCCGCTACCCTCTTTTCTGAGCTTGCTTGTAGCCTCGGTTATATCATCAGAATGTTCCTGTTGATATTGTTCTATATATTTAGCTTTTACACGTGCTGCTGCACTCTCATTGATAGCATCAGTTAGCTCCCTGTATTTGGCGTTAAGATCCTCTACAGTTGTTTTTTCGTTTAACAGCTCTTTGTTGTACTCTTTGGAAACAGAATTAACCTTATCCAGTGCATTTTCATACGCTTTCGTTCCTTTTTCAGTGTTTTTTAAAACAGCTATATAGGTGTTAAGGTTGCTGATCTCTTTGCGAGTAGTGTCATTGAACTCACCCATTGCATCTGTAGCCTCATCTGCTTTTCTGCGAAACAGGGTGAACGCTGATACGGCTACACCCAACAGGGTGATGACCCACCCAACAGGGTTCGCTTTCATTGATGCCCATAGTGTCCTTAGTGCTATGTTCAGTTTTGCAGTCGCTACCGATAAGATGTTTGTTGATGCTGTTGCGGCTGTTTTTGCTGTCGTGTCGGCTACTGTGGCTGTAGTTGATGCTGCTGTTGCGGCTGTTTCAAGCTGTTTTTTCTTTGTGTGGAAGTCCGTGGATGAGGATAACGCTGCTTTTCTTGCTATGGCTTGGTTCTCAACCGCCCCCTCTAACTTTTTCTCAGCCGTTGCAATCTTTGTAGCATCACCGGACTGTTTAGCCCAATAAAGTTCATAGCGTGCCGATTCAGCCCTTTGCATTGCGAGAATTGCACCCTGTTTGGCATTTTCCATCCTTGCATGTGCAGAACTGACCTCAGCCCTCATCACATTGAGGGTTGCATCAGCATTTTGCTTCTTGGATAATACCTCACTTTGAATAGCGGATCTGTATATTGCACTTTTCGAGGATAAATCCATCTTTGAAAGTGCCTGTTTCTGATCCGCTGTGAGGACTTTCATAGCCGCCGCCTCATAGCCCTCTGAGGTGGTTGTGATCCCCAAAGTGGATAGGTACTGTTGCTGTTGAGCTGTCAATAATTGTTGGATAGCCCCTATTCGCAAACGGTTTACTACATTCAACCTCTCTTTTGCCGTGAGTTGTGATTCAAGTGATTTTGTATTGGCTATCTGAGCAGCTGTAAGTTTGCTGGTATCGGATATGGTTTTGCCTATTAATCTTTGCTCCTCTCTTAAAAATGAAAGTTTTGCCTGTCTGACTGTATTATCAATCAAAGCAACCCCGGTATATCCTTTTGTAGCAAGTGTATTTGCAACTATAGCGGCTCTGTAGGTTCCGTATGCAATTGCAATCGCTTTCACTATTGCGAGAATGTCATCAAGGTGTTCAACCATATAGGTTGCGCCCTCTATCCCCTTTGCAAAAACATCCTGATATTGTTCACCTAAATCATTAAGTGCCATATCCCATGCATCCTCTAAATTGGCTATCATACCGGTTAGAGATGATGATTGTTTATGCATCAAATTATAGAATTGCCCCCCGGCATCTGTCATTTTGAGAATGACCTTTTCAACATCAGCAAAACCGATCTTCCCGGCTGAAACCATTGCGTTGATTTCTTCGGTTGTTTTGCCGTACATTGCCGCAAGCTCCTTTGCGAGCGGAATACCACGCCCCATGAATTGGCGCATATCCTGAGCGTACAAACGTCCCTGTGTCATCGTGGTGCCATAGAGGTAGACCATGTCATTTAATGGTACTGACAACCCGGATGCAATATTTCCTAAACGGATAAGTGTTTCATTGACTTTTTCGGCTTCAAATCCATAGGCTAACAGCTGTTTGGCACCCATAGCCACACCGGTTAAATCAAACGGTGTTTTAGCGGCCGTGTCAATCATTTGGCTCATCAGTGCCTGGCTTTGCGTGGCACTTCCTAACATTGTTTCAAATGCAATCTCCAATTGTTGGAATTGTCCCCTTACCTGAACAATGCTACTTGCAACTTTTGAAAGTCCGTTTGCTATTAGATATGTAACTATATACTTGGCACCATTCCGGGCAAAATCAAGGATAGACTGATCCATTCTCTCAGCCTCATAGCCAATATTAGTAGCTGAGCTTCTGATACGCCTTTCCATAGCCTCAGCTGAGGCATTAAAATCATCTATATCAAGTGTGGCTTTAAATGCTAATCCACCTCCTCTATTTTCGCTCATAGTTGCCCTTTTAAATAGTTGATTATATCCTCTTTTGTGTCAAGCCGTCTTTCTACTACGTTTGCACCGCCTTTCTCTTTTTTATCATCATCATCTACGATTTTAGCCTGATCAGCAATCATCGTTTTTACGATAATCCATGATATACCCCAAAGCAAATAGTCATATGTCCATCCGAACTCTTTTAGAATAGATCCACGCACCCCGAATGGACTATTTAAGCCTATTACTCTACTCGATCCGCTTTGGGTTGGGGTGTTTCCACCACCCTGATTAATCGAATAGAGTTTGTAAAACCCGCTGTATCGCTCATTTTACTGATGATACTACATAGCTTTTGCAATCGTGATGCTGTAAGATGGGATAGATAGAATTGTTGGAGATCAGCAACCTCTTTACTGTCAACATTTGCAACCTCTGAACAATTAATAGTAGCAACGGCAACTATTTTTGCCATCAAAGAGATGTATTTCATTAATCTCTCACCCTCAGGGATGGAGTTTTCCTGTAGCTTCACCTCATCAAAATCAATTTCAATAGTGAGCTTCCGGATAATATCCATTGTTCCTAAATAGAGAGGTTTTATATGGAAGTAGCGTTTGTAAATCCTTTTCGTTTCCGTCTCATTCAGATCAGCAACCTCAGCAACATCCACATTCCAATTTTTGGGAATGTTTTTATTTCTCCATGAATCCCTGATTTTAGGAAGAACACGCCCTAACGATCTGATCCATCTCGGAGGTTCTTTCACCTCTATTTTAAGAGGTACGCTGAATTTCACGCCATAGCTTAGTAGAGCTTCTATAGCCTGTTCTTCAAGCTGTAGTCGCTCCTCTTTGCTCATATCTTCTATCTTATCATCTTTCATAGTCTGTGTATTAAAAAGAAAGCCCATTGTTTAGATGGGCTTCCTTGTTTGTTCACCCTTAGGCGCCGGGTTCTGTAACATCCTCATCATACTCAACCTCATATAGAGGTTCAATAGTGAGATCCAACAGAGTGATTCCCTTGCTTGAATAGGTGGTGTTCTTTTTTGCTATAACAGCAGCGCACGGAATATTCAGAGCATTCCCGGCTTCCGGTAGAATTTTGAAAGCGAGTTCAATATTCTTTGAAGTAGCCGGCTCCTTATATACCCTTGAACCTGCTGTACCTGATACGGTACCACCCTCAAAAGCTACAAGTTC